TATGTTGGTCGGGTCCAACCACACTCAGCATTTCGGCGAGCGAATCGTGACCATAGCCTTCCACATGCACATCTGCTGGGTCAAATTCAGGAGGATCGCACGTGCTCCAAACAGCTGTTTGGCAACTGCGATGGGCACCGGCTTTCGCACGCGGGAAGCCAAATCTCTGCCATATGGCCCTATAGTCATTCGCGGTCAATCGAACTAACCGCTTATCTAACGCTGGATATTCGTCGATGAACGCCTTGCTGTCGTTGTAGTAACCGATAACACTCCATGCATCATAGGTTGGCTGCACACTTGCGACGGATCCGTCTGGACAGAAGGGACATGTGAACTCGCCGGCATAGGCGAGTGCCTCGCCTGTCGCTACAGACGTCTCAAACTCTATGTTGTTAGTTGTCGTTCCGAACAGACTAGGCGGCGTGGCTCCTATGGTGCATCCCGTTCCAGTTGGTAGTGCTACTTCAGTTAAGTCAATTGGTAGTGTAACGCTTACAGCATTCTCTTTGTATTGCCAACCGCCATTGACTGTCTGAGACGCGGCGAGATCCCACGAATAGGGAGTTGGCGCTGAAACCACATACTCCGAACTCTTGAACTTTTGTCCACGCGAATACTGCAAAGGCGTCGCCTCACTGTAAGACACACCGGATGTTCCTGCGGGAATGCCAAGCAAGGGAATATATGCTGGCGCGATGAATCCTGGCTGGCTCGCAAGTGAACCGCCTACAGCGAACGTTGCATGCAGCGACCCCTCAATGTACCACTCAATCTCATCCCACGTACACAGCCATTGCATAGTATCCAACAGCCGAAGTCGCAAATTGACGACGCGCACATGAGAGTCCATGTCGCTTTTGAATGAGTCGCCAGTGACAGGGGGGGGAGCAATGAGAAGGCCAGGGATGGAAAGACGGTAGAAATACTTTTCACCGGGAGGAACCAAGGTGCCGTAATAACCGCTCTCAACTGTAACCCTAATGCCGTCGAGCACTTCGAACGGAAACGTTGCATAGCGCGACGCTGTCGTTACAACATTCACAACGCCAGGTGCTGGCCCGGTGCGGGAATACGCTCCATCGACCATCGTCGCCCTGATGATGTATTCATCCCAGTGTGCGTAAAGTCCAGACTTTGGCATCAATCCTCATCCGGCCTGATGATGTCTGGGCCTCCAATTCGAGAGTAGCCTAGGACAAACCAAAACTTGCCCACGTCAGCCTCTTCTATTTCCGAGCCATCAGGATAAGTCTTGCCTACATCCATTGGCAGCACCCTGGCGCGAGCGAAATGTCCTGCGGGTGTGACACTTGCATCGAATGACGCGAGGACATGCTTGGCGCGCTCATAGCCTCCCCTCCCGACTTGCTTGCGCTCTAGAGTCATTTGGGTCCGCAGCGCGCGCCGCGCCAGCGCCATTGCCAGATTTCGCTGAAATAGGAAGGTGAGCGGCAACATGGTTACTCTTCCGGCGGCCACCCTTCAAATAGCGGCAGTTGATCGGAAAACATTGGAAAGTCGAGGGCGAATGTTTCCGACGTTGTTGGCCCAACGTATCCGACGGTGTAGTCAGCGTGGCGATCCCAGTAGGTATGACCGATGTCGTCTTCGCCCGTTTTCGATTTGATCGCCGCATCGGTGCGAACCTCGATGTCCATCGCTTCGATCCGCCATACGCCATAACTTACAGGTTCGCCATCGGTGTTCCTGCCAACAATTGCTATCAGATCGTCAACATCCAGCCCATATGTCCGATCCTCTATGGTAACAGGCGGTTGCCACTCGCCAGGAAATACCGCCTGTACCGTGCGAGCCTGCGTGGCTCCATAAATTCCGCGCGCTTGTGTCTGGAGAGCGAGCATGCTTTGCGCCGTAACTACAGGTGGCCCCAAGATCGCTGATCGAACGCGCCCTTCAAAAATGGGTGATTCAGGCGTTTCGATGACATCCGGATGAGGTGGAATCCAAAACTCCAGTTTCTCCGCACGATCGCTGCTGCCAGTTGACGAAACAAATTTGGCTGCGTTGAATTCTGGCTGAACGACATCCGCTTCAAAGTTGCCTTCTGCCTTGATGTAGTAGTGTTCGAGCCCTTCTGGCCCTTCTGGCGGAAACCAGCGCTCGATGTCGGATCGTCCGATGTCTCCATCGCGCAGTGGAATCAGCGTGTGGTCTAAATGAAACACCTTAAGAATGTTAGTCGACGATGGGTCATAACTCGGAGCAAAGTAGATCTTCCATTTGTCGCCGACCCACCGCACACGTATTAGTGATTCGCCCTGAATTTGGTACCGTGCGAGCAGTTGCCTGATGGCATCTGCGACGAGCATATCAGCTTCAAATGATTCGACCGCACCCGGCTCGGTAACCGGGTCAATTACGATCGCGTTCAGGTCATCCGCATCGACCAGCTCAATATCTGAGTCCTCGAATCCCGCAGCTCGAAGCAACTTCACTAACGTTTCACCAAGCCTCTTGTTCGTAAATGGCAGCGTGTCCTGCACGGGCGTCGACTCAAGTCGGTCCCACATATCATAGCCGCTCATTTCACTTTGGACTCGAATGCGCGCAAGTTGCTTGTTCGTCACCGGATCTGGCGGCAGAGACAAATCCTCCAGCTGCGTTGCACCAATAGTGTCCGGCTGTACCATGTCGACGTAGCCATCCCAAACGGGAATTGGATCGCCGCCGTTAGCTGGCCGGACTGTAACCTGCAGTGGTTGCCCTCGCCTTAACAGCTGTTCGTAGTACGTGTCGTCGTAAATCTTGACATTGCATTCAGACGCGTTGAGCCCACACGTCTTTTGAATGCGGAGATACCGCCACGGTAGCTGGGCGACTGACAATTCTGGTTGGTGAATTACACGATCGAACTCGACGGTGTGCCACCATAGCTCTGGCGTATACACACCATTCTCGCTTGGTGTCAGTTCCATCGTAACAACGAGCTTTGTGTCCGTTACTGGGTCCCACTCAGCGCCTAAGTTGTTTCGATACTCGACATCAATGCGTGTTGGTCGAGGTTGTTCGGGCTCCTTGTGCCCAACATAACCGAAGGCCACTACTTGCGGAAACACGTCGGGGAATGGTTGGGGTAGATGCTCTGGCATTAGAGCGAAAGCTGCTTCGCTTGTGTAGCGAATCCGAAACGGTGCATCGTCATACATGTGCACGTCCTTGCGAATTGCTACAGCCAGATGAGCGGGCTTCGTTTTTTGCCATTGCTTTTGCCCTTCATGCCACTCGGCGTCATGACCCCATTGCTTTAGATCGATCAGAAACGCAGCGCGCCTATCTCCAGCTCCTCGCGTTGCCATGAACGCCCCCCCGAGGGGCGCAGATTGGGTCTGCGTGAAAGTAATGCTGATGTAGGTCTCGCCCCAGGGAATCACACACACCATGAATGGCTGCGTGTGGTCGACGCCTGCCGAACCAAAATTGTATCTGTCGCGGAAGACCCACTCCGTCGACTCTGGATCGTCAGGTTCTAACCTCACACGCTCGTATACATCTGCTGCGCCGGACATTAGAATGTTCAAGCAATAACGATCGCCAAAGATGAATGCATAGTAGTTGTCGGCACGGTCATCAGAAACGCCCGTTGGAGTGATGATCGCGCCGAACCCTTCATTCATGAGCAAAGGCTCCTTTGTACGCCACGCGACCGCCATCTCCTCGCCAACTCCGGCGAGTTTGTCAAGGATCGCTTGCTCTGCGAGCTTGGGCAACAGCCACAAGATGGACGTGTTGTGCTCCCGCGCGAGCACCTTGCGGCCCGTGTCTGTATGGACAGCGAGGAAAGCTGAACGAGAGCTTGGATTCTCGGCTAAGAACAGTTGATCAATACCGATACGGCCAATCTTGTGAAGCGGAGACTCGCGAAAACCCGAGCGAAAACAGTTTGGCCGCAGCATGATGACCCCTGTATTGGGCTCCTGCCACACGCCATCCGGTGTGCCCGCCCTGATTGCAGCTAATGGGCTTGGCATATAGGCAAACCGATAGTTCGACGCTAGGCGTGTAAACGCGTAGCCCGGCGTAGCGAGCTCATTCCGGCTGACCCCCACATTGACATCGATGGTTGCCATCGAGTTCTACCTACCCCACGCTCGCGAGTAACGGTTGTTATAAATGTTCTCCCACGAAGATCGCCGGTTAGGACGCTCGCCGGCTTTTTCTCCAGGATGATCAATTGGATCCCACCCAAAGGACTCTCGTATTCTGTTGAATCGGTCGACAAGGCCTTGGCCTGGCAGCTTGCCTTCCAGCAGATTGTTGAGCTCTTCCAACGCTATATTCGGCGGGAATGCAAGTTTGGCTAGCAGTTTCAGTAGTTCACCGATTGCGGTAACGGTGCCCTTGATTGCCGGAATGTTCCACAAGTTCTTGCCCAGTCGTCTGATTTCTCTGACAAACTCGAGGATTGAGTAGAAGATGCCTGCGAGTAGCAGACCTACCAGCCCTGCCCGCACTGGCCCCATTTGTCGCATTCGCCTCCGTGCCATTACGCCAGCGGCTCGCCATCGATCTCTCGAGGGGGGGGCCACAATTATAGGCCTACCGCCAAATCCACCACGACGGGCAGCAACATCGCCTACTGCAAGGGCAGTCTCATCGACAGCGCGACGAGCTCTGACCGCATCTTGACTGGCTGCGCTCCCAGCAAGTAACAGGTATTGAGCATTAACTGCGCGACGAGCCTTTTCTATTGCTCTGCGAAACTCCTCTGTTTCTCGCGTCGCATTGTGGACTTCACGGCGCGAGTCCATTGCGCCTTTTGCGTCGACAGCTGCCCCAAAGAGTGGCGAAATCGCACCGCGCCGCAAATCGCCGACGTGGCCAGCGCGGGCGCTAGAAGCCTGAGCTGCATTGATGGAGCGAGCCGTTGCTTGAACTTTTGCGATCGTTTCTTCGACCCCAACGGCTTTGACTCTGACAGCTAGTGTCGTCGGTTCCATCACGTTACTTCTTGCGCTCGACCGGGTTTGCCACCTCGTGCAGCGCTATCAGGTCGAAAATGTCCTCGACCGTACTACCGCTACGCATCAATTGCCTTGTGGTTTGTCCGCACGCTTGGAAGCACGAGATTTCGATAGCGACCCGTGCGGCTGGTCGCTTGGTGAGTTTTTTAGTGCGGCCGCCTGCACAGTCTCAATGGCATCGCTTGTTTCTCCGAAGCCGAGGCATTGATAGGCAGCATTCATGAGCAATAGGAACAACTGCAGGTCGCGCGTTGCAAGAATTGCAATTTCATGCTCCTCATATCGTGCTGCGGGATCCTTCTCATGATGCAATGTACGAGCGACGGCGACTACGTGGGGGAACAGATCTACGGAGAAGTGTTCTCCAACGAATTGCCTCCACATCGTGACCCTGTTGTTGATTTGTTCAGGATCAAGGAGAAATATGTCTCCATACAGGGCGGCGTCAGGGGTGCCTGAAAGCGTGTATTTCTCTCCTTGGTGCTCAACCACAACAACGGTTGGCTCAACAGCTGCTTCGATCTTTGCAAGGATGCTCATGGTATCGACTCCTTGGCTGCTGCGTTCATCACAAACTGGGTTCCATATTGCTCCAGCACGAACCGCAATGTCGATGGAACGGCATACGCCATGTTGTGCTCGGCCACAAGCGCCCCGCCAAGCGGAGATGTGGACGGAGCGTTCAAGCTCTTCACGTTTGCGCCTTGAGCTGTGAGCATGAACAGAACCACGGTGCCCTCGGCAGACAACAGCAGCGTTTGCAGCTCAGCAGCCGTAGCTTTTTGCAGCTTCGTCTCGACGACAATACGTTGTGGCAGTTTCTCGATTCGATTGAACTCCGCCATGTTCTGCGCGGTGCCATGATCGACTCGTCGATAATTCGACTCCACTTCAACTCGATCAGCCTTGAACGTCGTCCACCCAGACCCTGCAGCGGTGCGTACCGGGTTGCCGTTGTCGCCGCCTGTTGTCCCCCGAATTGCAAATGTGGCGTCGAGCAGAATGTTGACAGCCGCTTCGTTTCCTACCATGAGAATGCCTTCTTTCTAGGTCCTTCGAACCCACGTGGTAAATACGCTGCCAGCGTGATGCCACTGGCGGCTGTTGTCGGTTTCGGGCATCGAAAACGGCTCTGTTCGATAGCAATCGACGCTCCAACCTGATTCTGTTGACGAATATTTGTGAAGCGCACCATCGATCTCAGTTGCAATGTCGAGCACTTGCTTCTTCGATGTATCTGAGCCGATGGCGCGCACCAAGAATCGAAACTCCGTTGCTGCGATATGTTCCTGATGGGCCATGATTTGTCTAGCTGAGAGCTTCGTAATGGTTACCATCGGCCGACTCGATCCCTGCGGGCCCGGATGCTCGTAAATTGCCTTTGCGACTCCCACGCCAGTTGGCAGGAGAGCCATGAGAGATGTGTAAGAGTTCAGTCGCTCATATATTACTTTCCAGGCAGCTTGCTCGTCGGTCATGCTATGAACTCCTCCTAATTGCTTCAGAAACCAGGGACTCAAAGACAGGCTGCGTCGACGCAATTGCAGGTTGAAAATAGGGACGAGCCGCCATGCGGGACGTGCCGTATTCAAGGTATATCGCGTACTCCATGCCAGCAGCCACGACAGCCTCGAACGGAGATCTGGGGGAATCTGGTGCTGGCGCTATCGGTCCAAGTGCTGACGCTCGTTCCTCACTTGCATCTCCTTCAACGACCTGCAAGTGACGCGCAGCCCATAAGGCTCGAGCTGTCGCTATGGCTCTCTCTCTCTCGGTCGATACGAAAGTGTCGGTGTAAATCGACGCCTTCAGTGCCCCTGTGTCATAGGGCGCCAAAAGCGATGCATGACCCTCGAGAAAGAATGCCGAACGGCGAACAGCTTGCTCGATCTCCAGTGGCAGCTTCACACTAAACCTCTCGAAGTCTGATGTATCGACCTCAACGACGATTTCGAGCTCCATCTACGTGTACTTCACTGCAATTACTGGTCGCATCGCCTCTTCGGTGACTGGCGCAGGAACTGCAATTACGTCGTATCTCACGTCATCAATGTATATTCGGTCGTCGAGCCTGACGTCGGTGCCAGCTTCAAAATGGACGATGAATGGCTCCTTCCCAGTGATTGCTTCTCCCAAAACTCGCTCATCCCCGTCCCGTAATCTCTCAATTGCCAGGGGCGAAGCGGTGATGACGGTTGTTTCACTTGCGGTGAATCCGCCAAGGCCGTCGCTCGATCTCGATAATCGCCTCACGTCTCCTGTTTGCGTGAGCGTTGTGTTGAGCGCTTCTCGCATCCGTGCGGTTTCGGCGGCGATCTTTCCAGTCAACAGGCCCATGGGTTCTAGTGCTCCTTACCGATTCCGGTGATGTCGTTATCGGGCACCCATTGCGGCAAGTAGGAATCCAGATGCTCGCCGCTTGCAGCGACCGCGCCGACGGAAACGCCGGCTCCAACAGCATCCTCGCGAAGTCTTTTGGCAAGCTCCGTTAGATCGCGAATTGCGTGCTCTTCTGTCTCGTAGCGGTCACGCTTGACGCGCTTAGCGAGGCGAACGCCCTTCTCCCTAAGAAGACTTTCGATAGCCATTGCAGCGGCGAGGAAGACGTTATTCTGAGCAAGTGACAAGAACGCATCGATCTCATCATCCTCAAACAACACGGAGGCCGAGTCCGTGTCTGCAATTAGCAGCCGCACTTGGCCTCTGTATGTCGCGACGTCGTACGTAAAGGCCAATGGGGGGGGCTACTCCTCGGCCTGAAAGTGACCGCGAATTTTCTTCAGCAACGACTTACCAATTCCCGCAATGGCTAAGAGGCGATCGTCGTCAGCATCGCGAATTTCATCCATCGAATTGAAGCCTGCATTTTGAAGCGCAATCGCGATGTCATGGCCAATGCCGTTGATGGTCTCGAACGGATGTTGTCGTGCGGCAATAAACTCTAGGAGCTGCGCGCGCAACGATTCATTTTCGGCCTCGAGAGTTGCAATGCGAGCGGCGCTATTTTCTTTGCCTGACAACACAGGAGAGCCATCCTCGGTGTAAGGAGTGAGACAGCCGGACTTGATCAGGCGCTCGACGGCTTTTTCTCCGCCGAAATCAGCAGTACTTGCAACGATTCCTCGCGAGAAGGTTTTGCCTGCATCTTCATCTCGAAACGGCTTTAGTACCTTGTACATGTGCTTCTCCTGTGCGGCCGCCGCTTCGGCTGGTTGCGTTACGCGAACCTCATCGTTGGGTTCGTGTATGTCGTCGATGCAACGATTTGGCGGCAAACGCCTGCGCCGAGGTGCCGCACGGCAAACCCTATGCGGCGACGCCATTTAGTGTTCAACAACGGCGCAGTTTCATTGGGTGGATCTTGGAAGATCTGCAAGCCTCGGTATTCGGGCATCAAATGCTCGCGACGTCCGATGGGTTTCACGTCGCCATCGAGGATTGCGAAATAGCCAGCCGGCACATGTTGGTTGAAGAGAATCTTCACTCCGTACACGGTGATGCCGGTGCCAATGCCGCCTTGGTCGATGAGCGTTTGCCTCATCGGCGTGCCTTGCACTGGATTCGACGTGGGATCCATGATCGCGATGACATCGCTGTATTGCGCGGTGTTGAAGAAGGCATAGAGCGACCCAGGTCGCATGCCGTAACCATGCTCGAGCATGTCTTCCACCGCCCCGATGATGTGATCACGCGAGAGCGTGGCGTTGTTGGTTCCAGCATAGTGTGAGTGAGCGGAGGCAAACGTGTTTTCACCGTATGCCGGGACGTCTGTCTCACCATTCCAGAAGGACGCTTGATAGGCAGTGCCGATCGATCCAGCCGTTCGCTTCAGGAAGATCGAGGCAAAGAACAGCCCTTGAACGCGTTCAGCATCACCGGCCATTCCAGCATTCGCCGTATCGAGAATGTCGCTTGGCAACGCGTCTTCAAGACCAGTGCGAGTAAAAGGCGCAATCGTTTCGAAGGTCCGAAGGGGAAAACTCAACAGCCTGTGTTGAATGCGCCGTGCGTCAGGGTTGGCTCCTTCGCCTTCTTCGTCGAAGAAGAGGGGGGCCTGTGGCACTCGCGCGTTTTCTCGAACCGTCAATTGTGTGAACAGATCGATCAGCGGGTCTGGAGATTGGTTATAGACCTCTAGCCCGTTGACCACATTGTGGAGGAGCTGTCGCTGATCCGCGACAAAGCCGTCTCCGTAGGTTCTCATTCCAAATGTGCTCATGAGATGTATGGCTCCTTAGAAATTGTCACTGCGCTCGTTACCCGAACGCCACTGTCGAGTTGCCAGCGGCCTGGACGACTGTCTGCGACTGCGACACATTGACTGCGATCTTAGTTGCAGCGTATGCAACTCCAACCGGTTGCACGAGATTGCCATTGGACGACGGCCTCGTGGCCGTGAAGCCACCAGCCGTGCCGCTCAGGTAAACGCGAGCGCCGGGAGTAAAAGATGCAGCTGCGTCCTCGACGGCGCAAACCATTGCGAATGATCCACGCGTTCCGGCCACACCGCTTACGAGGGCGACGCCGACAGCAGGAATTGGCGTGCCAGCATCTGCGTCAGCAAGCACAGCGTTACCGTTTGCATCGATGCCAACGAGTTGACCCCGCGCGATCGTAGCTGCGTATTCGATCGGCACAGCCGAATCTTTGTCATATCTCAGAATTTCCACTTACTTATCTCCAACTGTGACGCGATTCCGAAGCGCCGGGAACATGTCCACCGCTTCCTTCACCTTTGCGTCCTTTGCTGCTGGGCTCGCGCCCCCCCGTGGATTCGATGGATCCGTTGCCGGCACGCCGCCTCCGCTTTTGAGCTCTGGTCGGAGTTTGAGAATCTCTTCAAGAAGCTCTTTCGCGTTTTCAGGCTCGCCGCTTGCATCGATCTTCAGTTTTGATCGATCAATGAAGCGAGTGCCGTCGTCCGCATACTTGAATCCAAGGTCGCGGGCAATGCCCTGAATGACGAGATCCAGGTTCTTGCTTCGAAGTGCTTCGATGACTTTGTCGGCTTCCGCCTTTTCGGCTTTCGCACGTTCGACTTCTGTCATGGCTGCCTTCTTGCGCTCCTCTTCGGCTTTTTCAAACGCAGCGATTCTTTCTCGCAACGCTCGTTCTGCCTTGACAGCTTCAGCGCGTTTGCCCGTTTCAGCGAGCAATCGTTCTTTCAGTTCGTCAGGCGTCAAGCCGCTAAGGTCATCCTGGAATGTGGTTTTCGTTGTTTCCTGAGACGCCGGGTCTTTCGGATCGCCCGCCGGGGGCTGCTGGCCTTCCGCGGAAGCACCCGCCTGGGGATTTCCTGGTGTTTCTGCCATACGTAGCGTAAATACGCTAACGGTTTTCGTTACTAATCACATTGAATGGCCAGTTGGCCTTAACGTCATAACCGACCGCAAGCAAGTCATCATCAGTCAATGGGCGTAGATTGCCAGCCTCATCGCGAATCAAAAGGCCAACTCCTGCGCTGCCTGAAAGAATTGCTGCGACTTCTGAAGAGTGCTTCGGGGACACGCCAAGCAGACGCTCCGCTTCCTCAGCGGTCGTAATCGTAATTGCGTTTGGGTCTACATCCATCCCTTCTTCCTGAATAACCGCTCGATCGCTTTGTCTATGAGAACAAAGTCTGTCGGATCCCATTGTACCGGAAGTCCTGGAATTGGCGGACTGGCTATTGCGTCGGCAAGTTGAGCCCGTAGGGCGATATTCGACGAACGCGATGCAATGAATTGCGCGTAACTTCTGGCCCAAAGCTCCCATGGCTGAAGCCAGTAATCGAGAGCCGCAGATATGTCTACAATGCCACCGCCGGGAGCGATTCTATAGGGTTTCGACTTGGCCGCAGACAGCCTTTTGTACGCAATACTCTGGGTTATTGCGTTCCGCCAGTCTTTCAGATCAGGGTCCAAAGCGGCACGGCTAATCATCGGCACGCCGCTGTCGCAATCCAACAAATGTCCAATTTCATGAACGCACGTCAGTTCAGGGCGGACGGCCCGCGTAGATATTCTCATCTGGGGTCCGCCAAACACCACTGGTTGGTAGCTTCCTTGGGGATTATTGCCCGCAAACCCCTTTGCTCGGACATCGGGTAAAGCGCCATCCGTATGAATAGCGTCAATTTCGTTCAAAACATCTTGCAATGGACGACCTATCGGACTCTTCTTATGCCATGTAATTGCTGAAGAGACAAGTTGCGCGCCCGGCGGCGAGATAGGCTGTCCCCCCCCTTGCGCTCCCGGAACACTCGGCGGTCCACCGCCTCCGGTTGCTGACATTTTATACGCAGCAGCCATAGCGACCTGATCTATTTCTGCCAGAGTGCGACGCCGCCGAATCGTGCCCCATGCGGCGCTCTCTTCACGCTCCACGAGATCTGTGATCTGAATTGCACCCGCTTTATATCGCTCGTACGCCCCCTTTCCAAGGATTTCCCGCTTGTCGTCTTCGCTGAGCTTCTCGAATCGGACCACGCCAGACTCGATCTCAATGCGAGCACCTCGGACAACAGGCAAGGGGCTGCATCGACAGTTCGGATGTGTTCCAAATTCATCCGATAGCGGGTGCACCGTCCCGTGCATAGCCCAACAAACCACACAGGTTCGTGCATCGAGGTTCGCCACCCATCTCCAGCCCTCGAGCACGTCCTTGTTCTCGCGGTAATTCTCAATCGCGGCCGTTCGATGAGCGCGCAGCACTTCGGTTCGCGAGATCGTGAGAGCTTTTGCCCGGTTCCCATCTACCTCGGCCCGAATCTCGCGCGCTATCGCTCGAGGATTCTTTCCTTCAACAATTCCTGTCACCAGAGCTCTAGAGATCGCCGCGCGCGACTGTTCGCCGTAGCGGCTCAGCACCGTTCGCAGGGGTGACCCGTCACCGACGAAGCCGATCATCTGCTCCATCGCCTCGACAGGAGCTCGCGAAAATGACGCTTGCACGCTCAGCCGCCCCGTCGAGGCCCTCTGCCCTGCTGACATCGTGTCGATCGCTTGCGCCGAGCCCAAGTCAATCGCCGCGCGCTGAGCGCTTGCGATTTCGGCAGCAACGCTTGTGGATAGCTGATTCAAACGGTTGCCGATTCGAGCCATGGCCTGCTCGAGCATCGCTTGGCGGCGGAGCCAGCTCTGGGAAATCACCTCACCACGCTCAGCCGCGTTGGCTGCCATGCGAAGAATCCTTTCGTACTCCTCCCGGATGTTCTCAAATGCCAGCGCGTAGTGAGCAAAGACACGAGTGGCAGTCTGTTTGTCGAGATTGCGAATCCGGCGAGAGTGATCTTTCGCGACTTCGTAAATCGAAGCCACTTAGTTACTCCCTCTCTTGGCCGCCGGAATTGAACATCATCGCGGCTCTAGCCGCCGATCGTTCGTCCTCAACGTCTCGTTCAGACACCATTCTCTCGATAGTGTCGTCGTCGTAACCCGCTTCAAGCAACAGCTCACGAGTGGAGGCCCCCAGGCGCTTTTTGGCTTCTAGCTGGTCGAGCGTTTCGCTCAAATTGTGTGGGGCTGCATCCTGCCAAATCAGATCGACATGTTCAAGAGCCACGGACAGCCCCTCAACCAGCATAGCGAGCCACATTGCCCGTTGGATCTGGGGTCCCCACAACGCCCGTTTGCGCTGCGTCTTCTTTTCGAGAGGCCCGTACAGAATTTTGAGCGAAATCCCTGTCGCGTTAGAAAAACCGCGATCGATCGTCCCGAACGCGATGGCTGGTGTAAAGGAAATTTTCTGAATCGCCTCTTCGATTCTGGCCAGCTGAGCTGCTACTCGATCACCATCGCTCTTGATTTCAAGCAGCTCCGCTTTGGCGTTTTCAGGCAAATACCACACCGACCTGATGTCCTTTTGGAGATCTGCCTGGCCTTTCTTCACGCCGGTCAAAGCCGTTATCGGTGCAGCGTTATAGTCGATGATACGAGTCTCTTTCGATGCCACGTGATCATATTCGAGCACCAAATCAAGGATTCGATCGATTTCACTCCGACCGAATGGATCGCTTTTCAGACCGTCGTTCTTGATCCACACGGCTGGGACGTTGCCGTGCAGATCAAACTTGCCTTCGTCGACCACGATCTCGTCGACAACAAACTTGTAGCCGTCCTTCAGCCACTGCTCTTCACGCACATGCAGCTGACCGTCCTTGTTGTACTTGAATGCGACAGTTAGAGACTCGAGCTCGCTAACGTTCGTCGGCGAAAACTCCGGATAGCAGATCGATGCATCGACAAAGTCGATGAGCGCTTTGCCGTCATTGCGCCTTCGGACGACCATGGCCATGTCACCGTGAATGCAGCAGTTCAGCGCGCCTTCCACAAATCGCGAGTCTCCACAGCTGCGATCCCAAATGTCATTCGCCGCCTGCGTAAGGGTTTTGGCAAGCTCATCTTTCTCATGTTTGATGGAAAACCTAAGAGGCGGCCCGGCGATCCACGCGACAGCAAAATCGACAACAGGCTCGTTGAAGTTGAACTTAATGCGCTCGAGTTGCGCCTCGCTGATGATGCGATTTCGGTCGCGTACCTTGAAGCCCCGATAGGCTTGCTCGAAGGCAGCGTATTGCGTAATGCGTGACGTGGCTGATCGCTGTGATGCCTGTGAGACTGTCGTCATTTTAGGTGCGCCACCAAAAGCCTTCTTCCAAATTCCGCTGAGCCATGAAAACATCGGGTGCCCGCATCGTAGATACGCTTGCAACGGTGTCGCGCCTATCCGAAGAGCTGCTGGTGAAGTTCATCATCGATCTCCATTGAGCCCTGCAGGTCGAGGGTTGCAACGATGTATCGCAGAGCATCCATTCCGTGATCGTCCGTCTTCGCAGGTTGCTCTCCCCTTCGTCGGTTCGCGGTGGTATCCCACACGTACGAATCTATTTCTTCAACGGTGCAAGTAGGCTTTTTCCGCTCGGCGAGATCCTCATCTCGCTCAATAAGTGCATCGCGGTGAAAAAACAGCCGAGGCTTGCCATTAGCGCGTATACGACCGCGCTCTGCAACAGCCTGCAAGCCTGGAGAAACCGCTTTGTGTGCAGCCGATGTGACCAGGCCCGTCTTCGATTCGAACGTAGCACGATCTTCGGCGTCGTGATCGCATATCACGTCCAATGGCAGTGGATCACCACTACGAGCGACTTCCGCCATGATTGTCTTCGCATGGTCTTCGACCAGTCGCTTCGTGAAGTAGATTTCGCGATACATGTGCAGGTCGCCATCAGGAGATTCCGCCCAGCATTGCAACACAAATGGATTCGTAAATCCAAAGTCGATCGACCAATAACGAGGCCAGTCTTTCGGAATGGGAAACGTGTCGATCAAGTGCACACTCCTGTCAAACCAGTCGTGAATCACGCCTTCAGCCGCGACCCATTTCCCTAGGCGGTAGCGCTGGTAACGAACTCCAGTCAATCGATCTAACTTTTCGATGTATTGCTGGCCAGCGTCCGTCCAACGCTGTTTTTCGCGATCGAAGAGTGCCGGATTGTCCTCATGAGTTGATTCGAGTAGTTTCAGCAATCCGTTGTTAGATCGGAGGCGGATCCAATGCCTTGGCGCGTCGGGGTTCGTATCACCGACAATCTGCTGGTACGGCATTCGGCCATGCCGGAGACGAGTCGTTAGAGATTCCCACTCGTTTTCCGTAAGCTCAAGTGCTTCCTGCACAAAGATCGTGTCGAAATCTGACGACATGATCTTTGTGGCGCGGTCCATTCCGCCGATGACGATTTCTGAACCGTTTGGGTAACGATACGATTGCCGATTTCGACGTTGCGGACCCTGAAGCATGACAGAGCCAGGTGGCAATACATGATTCTCGAAGGTCACGAGACCTGTCTCAGAAAGCGACGTACGAGTTTTCCTGCAAATGAGATGGCGCGAGCCAGCGTATCTCATTGCATTCGTGTGCACTTTGAATAGCAAACAAACACTTTTGCCGGTGCCCGCTGGACCTGAGAGCATCAACTCGGGAGCGTCGCTGTTTAGTGCCTCACGAGCTGCGCCATAAAAGACGTACTGCCGCTCAACCGGTTCTGCATGAACTTTACGCAGTTGTGGGTTGACGAGCGCAAGCTGTTCTCGAATAAACCGCCTAACTCTCGGTCGTGGCGGCATTGTTGATCACTCCCAGTATCTGATCGACAGCCAGCGACTCCGCTTGTGCATTTCCGGCAGCGTCGTAAAGCGACGCAGCTGCACGCAAGAATGCTGGAAGCTTGTCGATTGGAATGTCTTCAACCTTTACTTGGTTTAGGCGTGCATGGGCTTTGATCAGCAATTCGAGCGCGGCTTTCGAAATGGCAGATGCTGCTTTGCGCTTTTCTTCGTAATAGCTTTCCAGGTTAGTCCGATGCTCCGCTTCACGGTGGGCTCGAGCCATCCGATCCTTGTGTGCATCATACGCTTCAGCTCGCTCTATCCATTTCCAATCAGATGCCCAAAGGCGCCATCTTCCGCTGCACCGTTTAGCTTTGGTGTTAGGACAACCGATGCGAAATGCGCTATCGTAAGTCCGCTCAATTACTTCGAGATCGCGATAAATGCAGAAGGCGCGAAATGCTTCTCGAGATTCGCCAGGTTGCCGTTCCCAAACTGGATCTCTCATCCATTGCTGACTCTAACTTTGCACATGTTAGATTAGAATTGGACACCAACCGTGAAACGCAAGCCTTCGTATAGGTCTCGCCAACGCAGCTTTTCTGCGTTGCCCGCAAACCCGGCCCCGGTGAATACGATTCCCCAATGCGCGGTCAGCGACCACCCAAGTGTTGCGTTGCCTGCCGATGCGTTGTAACCAGCAACAGCATTTATCTGCAAACGATCTGCCCGAAACGTTGCGGCTTGCGCCCAGGCAGGAAGATCGACTCGCTCAAAGATCAGAACGGGCGCGTGCGCGATCGGCTCGACTCCATCCTTCCCGGCCCAGATGCCGATCCCTTGCGCTGATGCTCCGCTTGTTAGCAACGCCAAGCCTGCGATCCATGCCAATGTTTTTGCCTTATTCATCTGTGGTGCCTCCTAGTTGGCGCTTTGAAAAATCGTTGATGCCCAGGCCTGCGAGGCCACCAAAGCCGGCGGCGCAAAACGCAATCAGCATGGCCAGCCAATCGCGCTCGCTGCCGCTCGCTGCGATTCCAGCGAGAGCGCTAAAGGCAGGCGCACAAAACGCCACCAGCAGTTGCAACCAGCGCGGATAATCACTCATTCTTGACTCCAACGTCGCGTTTGAGCTGCTTGACGTCCGCTCGAATTTCAATTAACAGTTCGCGATCTGCCTCCCTCTTCGCCTTCATCGCCTCCATGTCTCTGCGGAGGGCTGCCGTCTCGTTTTGCATCCATCCGGCGGTGAGGAGCCCTCCGCTGCCAATCACGGCAACAGAGAGCAGGAACGGGAGCCAGCGACTCCAATCAACTTGCCCTGCTTGTCCGCTCATTAGCTGACCCCTCGCATGTCTATGGCGAAGAAGCGATGCGGCTTGCTCCAAAGTCGGATTCTGCGAAAGCAACCTTGTTGGCCGCGCTCATTCGACGCGTTTCCTTCGATTGTATGAATCACATGGCCGCCCGCAGTATTGCGTTCCCGTCGGACGACAAAGCCGATGTGCCCGGTCAGTCCGTCACCGTTGATCCAAAAAAAGAGCATCCCCCGTTCCACCCGCTTCCAGTCCTCCACGATGCGCCCCGTCCTCTTCGCCCAATTTCGCCATTCGCGAACACGAGCTGGGTGGCTGACCCCGCCGCGCTTGGAGTCCCAGCCAGCGTGGAGGTAGCACGCGTGAACAAACGATGCACACCATGCCCAGCCGCGGCCAATGCCGGCCCAGCCGAGAAATTTCTCGACCCAATAGCCGGCGTTAATGCCCACTTCCCGAACTTTGATTGAGTCGCACCAATGGCGAGCCCATTGAAGTGCCCGCTCTTCTATGGGTAGCGCGGCGAACTGCTCTTCGGTTTCCGGCTGGTCTGGAGGACGCTGAATTCTCATGGCCTCGGAGGGTAAATACGCTTCAGATTTCGAGCAACCCGTCACCCACTAGCTCTCGAACGATGTGGCGCAAGCGAGCAACGCGGCGCTCTGCAACTCGGCTGCTAATGCGAAGCCGGCGGGCGATTTCTGGCAACGGTAGCCCGTCAAACAGTAGCTGTAGAACAGCTCGGTCCGCCGGACGCGCGGCTTTCCAAACCCGCTGCAGCAGATCCATGTCGTCGACCAATTCGAATGGATCCGAGCAACTGGCCACATCCTCCAGCGCGATCTCCCGTTTAGGGTCACGCATCAGCCTGTTGGCGTCTCGCTGCAAGTCGGTGAGCGCACGGCTGACGACTCTGATCACATACGCACGGAGTGGGGCGCCACCTGGCTTGTGAGATCTAATCGCACGTATCGTCGCTATGCGTGCAATTTGCAAGACATCTGCGCTGGTCATTCGAGGAACATGAGTCTTTTTCGCCCAAGCTGTTAGCATCGAATCGAAGGACTCAAGCAGTTCCTCTTCGTGCTCATGCCGCACTGTCGAGCTTCGACTGTTCCTCGCCAAGATGCTGCTACCACCGGCTAGTCAGTGCGATCAACATGCGAGCCTGCTCTTCTCGCAACATCTCGCCTCCGTAGTGCGGCCACTCAGCGCCTGTACGAGCTCGCCATGATTCGTACTTGTCGAGCTCGTACATGAACCAATCCCCGCGCTGCGCTGCTGCGCCATCTCCAGGGTTGTGCGGCCACATCATGTGCCAATACGCTTCTGTGACGCCCGACTGCCTGAGCGCAACTGCAAGTCGAATCGCGTTCGATAGGGTCCGTTGAGTCCTGTGAATTCCGACCTCAGTGACAACGGGCTGCACTCGCGAACCACGGTGACGAATCGCGCCTTCAGGGTAGACATACACATGCGATGTCGCCTTGATGAGGCGGCCACCCCAAATGGCAGCAATCTCGTTTCCGAAGCGGGTGAAACGGGAACGGATTGTCGAGCCTTTTGGCATCGTGAGGCCCATCTCTTTCCAGAACTCGGGTCTCATTGGATCCCACGGAAATCCACAATCTGGACCGAACTCGTCGCCATTCCACAGCTCGCCGATGACTGTTGGCGGCATAGCCTTTCGCAGGTCCGACACCTCCGATCGAACGATTGCCAATAGGATCGAATTCCATGTTGCGATTGCAGCGCTTATTGCCATGCGTTGGTTGTCGCCGTTGTCGAATGGCGGAATACAGGGCTGTCGGTCTACGAGGGTCTCGATGAACTTTCCGCCACGAGAATGAACCTCGTCCGCGAACCGCGCATGCATGTCGAGGTTCCACCAGGTCCACCAGTTCGGGCGGCAATAGTGGGATCGAAAGTTGTGGATCCCAATCTCCGCGTACTTATCCAAATTACAAGTGGGGGGGCAAATGCAAGCGCCCCACTCAATGTTCTTGAGAGCTATGTCCATATCGATCCTCCGTGGCGCCTCTCTTGCGCCTCTTTTGCTGCCGGGTCGTTGTTTGGTCGTGGGCGCAAGCTACGCGGTTTACATGCGCCAGTCGCGTCGGTCACGGGAATAGCCAAGGACAAGTGCCGTGCGACACGCCGCTTAAAAAGGCGTGTCGCACGGTCACTGTCTTTTCCCGTGCGACAAAGCATGTAAACCCTTAAGGGTTGTCGCACGGCTTTTCCCGTGCGACACGGCGTTGTGTCGCACGGTGTCGCACGGTGTCGCACGGCGCTGCTCATTCGTCGAAAAGTCCCCTCTCAGGCTCGTCATCAAAAGCAAAAGGATCGTAATCGTTGTCGAATTTGGGGAGTGCGTACTTGGCGGCCTTGCGATATTTGCCCGCCTGTTCCTCGCTTACCTTGACGAAATCGCCTGACTCAACGCCGGCTTTCAGGAGCCTTTCGACGGTGCGTTTGGAAGGCTTGTCGTCAACAGGCCAGTTGTCGAGGATTTGCTTCGGCGACATCGGTTGGGCTGTAAACTTCAATATCTCGCATACGGTGGAGTGGATCTCGTGCTTTTTCGCTCCTTCTTTGTCTCCAACATAGGCAAAGTGTACCCCCCCCTCGCCATTCAATCACGCGCTCGGATATGCCGAGCCTGCCCTTGAAGGACATGATTCTCCGCTTGTCAGCGACGTCGTCTGGTGTAAAGGCACGGAGTTCGACGATGTGATCGACTTGACCTAATAGTCCTCCCCCTCCTCTGCCGAGATCGCCAACGTTGCTGTTGCCGCGCCTGGCATGATGTACGAGCACGACGCCGATGCCTGACTTTGTGAAGCGCTTCATCGGCAGAATCGCGCGAATCAGCTCGGTGGAGTTGTTTTCATCCTCTATCGGCAAGTCGATCATATGGTCATGCGTCGTCAGCGTGAAGCCGTTGCGGTAGTGTGGGTGCCCGATAGCATGAAGCCGTTTGGCCATCCGCTCGGCGTAGCAGTTCTTGCACCCCTGGCTTACTTTGGTGCAACCCGTGACAGGGTTCCACGTCGCGTCCGTCCATTCGATGCGGCTCACCCTTCCGCCCTCGCTGGCAGCGCAAGTTTCCCCGACGTGATCTCGGGCAGTCGAGGCACCAGGTACTCCCCAATCGTGCGAACGCCATCGACCACGATGTACGGAAGGAACTCCTGCTCAAGTGTCGCAACCTGATCGTCGATGGCGATAAGTTTCGCCTTGATAACCGCCGCGAGCGAACGCGCCCGCCGCCGACACTCTTGCTCCCACGCGGAGAACTGCGCGGACGCGGTGCGAGTCCTTCCCTTTTCCGTCGAGGCGAACTCTTCTTGCGACGGGAGCAGCACTCGCATCAGTATCGAGAATCCGCGAATGCGGAATGCGATCTTGAGTTCCGAGGCTTCTTCGGAGTACGCAAATCTGTCTGCTCCGAATCTCTGAAGCGTCCGCTTGATCTCCCCAATGCTACGATCGACATCGACGGAAGTGTTCTCCGCGTACTTGTTCATCCTTCCGCCTCTTTGCCTTCAACGTACGTGATGACGCGGATCGTCACCGTCCCATCGGGCGCCTCGATCCGCTCCTCGATGGTGCGGATTCGATCCCCTGAATCCATGACTGGCTCCGGCGCTTCGATGATAGGTTCAGGCTCCGTCTTCTCAGCCGGGCACCCCGGTATTAGCCACCCGATGCCGACTCCGGTGAGTGCAACTACTGAGAGCGTGATGATGTCTGCGCGGGTCATGCCGCCACCTCGAAGAGCCTCTCCGAGCCGCTTTCAAAGTAGTCGAGCAGGGGCTCGACTACGCCGATGTACCAGTCAAGGGAATCAAGCGACGATTGGGCGATCTCTCTCCCTCGCCATCGCCACTCCTCGTAGGAATGAACATGGCCTCCCATGCAAAGCCTGCCTGGGGCGTAGGGATTGGCTGTCAGTTCCCCCAAGTGTATGGGAACATGAACGCCAGCGCGAACCTTGACGCGATCGCCTATCCAGGCATGAGCAGGGATGATTGCGCCCTCGCCAATCGTCGTGTGATAGAAGATAGTCGCCCACGGGCCTATCTGTGCGTAATCGCCGACCGTAGCGTGCTGCGAAAGAGATGCGGCATTTTCGACCGATGCGTGCTCGCCTACCGATACGTCCGCCCCAATATCGGCGGAGGGGCAAATATGCGACCAAGCGCCGATGATTGACCTCGGGCCTATGAGTGCGCCGTCTCCGAGGCACACACGATGTCCGATCCGCACACCGTCTCCCAGTCGCACATCGTCTCCCAGCCTCACGTCGTCTCCAATGTGCACGTCGCGCCCGAGTCGAACCTGGTTGCCGCTTGGCAATACCCTCCAGCCATCCTCGTCGGCAGGTAGAGCATAAAGTTCCGTTCCTATCATCTTTCCTTCTCCAATAGCGCCCACCATGTGTTGGCAGTCGCTTTTCGTTCATTCCAAAACCGTGAAGCGCAGACTTCGACGTGGCGAGCAAAGTTGAAGGCAGACTCTCCAGCAGTCCACTTGAAGCGTTTGTGATTCGCGTACCACTTGGCAATTCGGCTGGCATATGGCTCCCTACTTGTGAGCATTTCCACGTTGCCCTCAACTGTGAGAGGGCCGTTCGTCAGCTGGAACATGCCGCGCGACACTGTTCCATTAGCCTCGCGATGCACAACATCCGCTCGCCACCTGCTCTCGTGCCAAGCATTGGCAAGCATCGCGATGACGGCCTTCGGCTCTCGATACCCTCGAGCCCATAAGAGCCTTTCCGCCTCGCGTGCATTTTCAATCTGCCGATCCCCAGCTGATCCGAGCGCTCGATTTTGGGACCGCCGAGGGATCAGCCTGTCCATGACCGGAGATGGAGGAGGCTGGGGCTTTTCAGCCCCAGCCCATGGAGGGAGCGATGAGGGGACAAAAGTCGATTCGGGCGCGGAACCTTTGCCAGCAAGGTTCACCAGCTCCGCATACGGACTACTGGGGGCAGGGGACGCGCCCGAAAGTGATTCCCCGCGCCCCGTTTCATGAAGGCCAAAAACTACGCCCGGCCAGCCGGAGTTCGCTGGCACCATCAAGCGCGGGGAAATTGGTGGGGCGGCCTTCTCGGTGAGAGGAGGGCTGGCCGCCCCGTTGGAGGGAGAATGATGAGATGAAAGTCGATTGTACTCCACCCACTCGTCATGCGTCTCGCCGAGATTGGGAATCATAAGCGCAAGTATGAACATGATCGTAGCGAGAACTATGCCGGTGACGATCCAACGCAGCGAGGCGTCAGCCGATCCCGCCTTGATGAGTCCGCGCGTGAGTAGTAGCCGCCTGCGCGGCGATAGATGTTTTTTCCTTCGTTCCATTTCGGTCCTCCTTGGGAATCAATCAGAAATCGGCAGCAGGTCTGGGAGCGCTGCTTTCCGCTGCTTAGTCTGTATTGTTCGAGATTCATCGCTTTACTCCTTGCCTTGCCACTCGCGCTTGCCGCTCCAATTCTACACGCGCAACGCGGTAGACGGTCGGGATGCTGACGCCGAGCCGCTTGGCGACCCTTGAGGCCGTCCAGTTCTCGTGGACGTAGAGGCGGACAAGCTCCACCCGGCCCTGCGCGGTTAGCTGCGGCTTTTTGGGCGAGGTCGTCAAATACTTGCTCATACTGGCAGGCAGTATACTCTCATACGCTCATCCTGTCAACTTGCCGCATCAATTGCAATGATCGCAGGGATGTACTTCAAGATGAGTGAATGGCTGCTCGCCGTCATCGCGGTCGTCGGGCTACTCGTGGAGTCACATGTATCGGGGAAGGAAACTGCGCCTATAATATCACTTGTGGACAGACTGATCCGGTCGATTTGGGGCAAAAATTATCAACCCGAGCTGCCACTCACGGATGACGAGGAAGAGAATCTATGAGCACTTTCAATTTGGTTCTGTTGATAGGCTTTTCCATTGCGAGCGTGCCTCTCCTTTTGCGGCCAATTGTTACCACTCGCCTCGCAAATCGACTTGTCAGAATTGCCCGCCAACTCGAGACCATAGCGGAAAAGCGAAGGGTAAGCGGCAGTCCTCACATCAACAACTCAGTGAGCGCAATTCTGGCGCTCGCCGCAATGAGCCCGCTTATTGCCTCTGGGCTGGCTGGCCCATCGCGTCAACGACATGGACAAAGCGAAGATACGACTGAGGACGTCGAATTCTTTCAATTTGTCGATCAGAATGGATGGATGCTCCCGTATCTGAGCGGGACATACTGGTGCTTTTGGGTCCTCGGCGCGATTGGAAGGCCATATAGCATTCTGAACTGGAAGCGCTACATCGCAGCGATCGTCGCATTGGCCTTCTCATCTAATCCAGATGGCTCGGTGCGGCTCATGCTGACCGCTAAGGAGAGCAACCGCACATTTAGATCCGTTTGTCGATCCAGAGACCCAAACGGAACGCGGCTAGACGCCGCTTAATCCCGAGTGCCAGAAGATCGCATCATTCGATTCGGCGTAGTCGTCTTTACAGGGAGCTCCCTTGTATAAGCAAGGGGGCCAGCCGTGGCTGCGGCTGACCCGACAATTTCGATTTGTTGCCTCACTGAGCCCACGTAGGGACCCATTTGAGGAATTGACGAAGAAGAAGTCCTGAAAGTCGCTCCGCGGACCACAGTACTAACAAGGCCCGCGTTCCTGGACGGTTCCAGGAGTACCCTTGCAAGGCTACTGACTCCCGGTTCGACTCCGGCGCGGGCCTCTCAAAGAAGATGTTCGGCTGGCGGGCCGTTCTTCCTCTCTTGAAGACGCCGTTGTACCACTATTCGGTTCGCCTACGCCAATCTTGGCGATCACGCCCGATCAGATCGAGGCATCGCCGGTGAAGGCGGCGCGCACAGGCTCCACGGGTGACGGCCTTCGGCGGGTTCGGGGTCGCCGCGCACGGCGGCGAAATAGCGGCGCACCATCCGGCGCGTATCGTCGAGGTCGGTCATCGTCCGCACGGCGGGAGAGTTTACCGCGCACACTATAGCCCCTCGTTTTAGCCCCCAGGAGCCACGCACAGCGCGTCTGGGGGGCTCACCCTTGCCTGGATAGGGGTAACCGGCTCCACGCGCTGTGCGTTTCGCGTAGGCGGCATCATGCGCCATGCCTGTACGGATTGTCGAGCGAATCCACGCAATCGTAGCCTCCGCGCTGGGTGTATACGCTTTCTCCGTGCTTTAGCGCAGGGAACCCTATCATTGGCGGGGCGTCGTCGTCCGCCGCAAACGGATCGTAGGGCGCGCCGGGGACATCGACCTTCCACTGGCGGAAGATGGCTGGTACAGGAAGCCTGTTCGGGTGTGACTCGAGCGTGACGCCGCGTGACGCAAGGGCTTCGATGGCTTCATCCGCGATCTCTTGCTTGGGCTTGTTCGGACGCAATCGCTTGACACATTCTGCCATGAGTAGTGTCCAGTAGCCGTAGTCTCCCTGCGGCTCGGGTAGCAGGTCGGAGAACTCTCGGTGGACGCCGCGTAAGGATTCCCTGCGGTCAAGTTCAGCCCGTCGATCGGCGGCCTCATCGCATAGCTTGGCGAGTTCGTCGGGCGTGGGGAATGTTCGCCTCCGCCGAGAGGCGAGTTTGCAGCCGTAAGCAACGTCCCTTACATCGAAGGACGACAGCGCGTCCGTGTAGGCGTGCATTCGCTTCTTAGCGATTTTGCCGTCGAACTCTTCGAGCAGTTGGGTGACGGCCTGCTCAATCTGAAAACTTGAAGCCATACTCTTCCATCTCCTTTACCTCGTCGGGGTGTTCCTCTCTCCATTTTGCCATTTCTGCTTTGCGCTGCGCGTCGGGGTCACGAGCCAGCCACGTTCGGACGGCGGCCTTCCAGTCCTTCATCGGGGACTTGCCGCCGATCTTCCATCCGACAGAATCGTAGTGGTCGCAGAAACGCTGACCGTCGAGATCGTACCGGAGGGTTTTGGCATATGCCGTCACCTCATCGGGTGTCGGCTTTTGAAACCGACCTTTCTTTTCTTTTTCTTTTTCTTTTTCTTTGTATTCTGTATTTGCATTTGCATCTGCATCTGCATATGTATCTACTTTGTCCATTTGTGGAATTTGCTGTCTACGTGTTTGCCTACTGGCTTCTTGGGCACGTGCCCTGTATTCACGGGCTTTCCGGGCCTTGTATTCTCGCCGCTCTTCCGCAGACATCTTCTGCCTGTGTGTTTCATAGTTGATTATTAGGAAGCCGACGCCATCAACGGCTTCGATGCGCCGCCCTTCGTTCGTTTTGGTTCGGGAATCGGGGTCTGGCGAGGATAGAACGTCTATGGCGTTTCGGCACTCGTCCACCGTGACCCTTGCCAAATCGGCGAGTCCGGGGATTGAACACTCAACGAGGCCGTGCCTGTCTGACATAGCCAATAAGGTAATCCAGACGATTCGGACATGGTTAGCCTCGCGCCAGATGGTGGAGGCCAAAATGGACGAAAAGAGCTTCACATATCCCATGCCTCAGTATACTCTTATTGTCCACAAGTGTCTACGTTGGGCATTTATGCCTCCGTTTGTAGGTTAGGCCGGGCTTACGGGTCAAACGGTCGGATGTTCATGAGCATCCACCCGGTCGCCCGGCGAGAGTCATTATACTTCATGTCTCGATGATTTTGACCCCCAGACACGCCTCCATGAGTCGCCGTTTGAGTAGGTATATCTGAGTTCGAACGCCCTTCACGTCCTCGACGATTGTCTGCCCGCCATCGACATACTCGAAGTCCGCGATGTACGTGCAGATTTTGATTCCGTTCACTTCGATCTTGTACCTCGGTTGGAACCTGAGCCCAGAGATTACGCCCCGCGCCTCCATGAGCGATAGCTCCTGCGCCCGCATCGCTTCGCGCTTCGAGTGAAAGGACTTACGCCCATGCCCCGAGAGTTCGACGGTCGTGGGCGTGTTCCTGAACTTACTCATTCAGCTACCCAGACGCTCGCCGACCTGCCCGATGATGTCTTGCGCGTAGTGTCCGTATCCCGGGCAAGCCCTGCCTCTCGGAGTTCCGCGCACCGGGCGCAAATCGACGCACGCTGCATGGAGAGTCTGACTGATAGCTCCTCTTGGGTTAGACCCCCAGGGGCGGCGCGCAGGGCAAGCAGGACGCGCTTGCATTGTTGGCCCGACACTTCGCGTATCGCGCTCGCGGCTGCCTCCTGAATCGCATGCCCTTTGTGCGCCTTCCCCGTATGCTCGGCTTTCGCCTGCGCATTCTTTAGCCACCGATCGCGGTACACGCCGACGGTTCGGCGCGAGACCCCGAAGCGTTTAGCGAGAGCGGTTATCGTGACGCTGCTGTCGGTGGCGGCGAGTCTGCCGCACTCAACCTGGTCGGCGGGCGAGAGACATCGGGGTCTGCCGCGTGGCCTTTTTACTGGGGCGATATGGTTCATGCGCGCCATTCTACCCGGTTTCGCCCATCCCGCCAATAGTAGACTAACGGATACCTGACCTGGTAACTGTTACCAGGTTTTAGGTGATTTTCGACTTTTTTTCGCCCAACCCCTTTACATCCGCGCGAAACTGGGGGATAATATACATAACCTCAAGAGAGGCACAGGAGAAAAGACAATGAGCAACTTCGGGATAGGATACGCGGAGGCGGAACTCCGCGACCCTTACGAGCCGTGGGAAGAGCCAGTCTTCACCCGCTGCCCCGTCTGCGAGCAGATGGAGTTCGACGGCTATGAGTGCCTGGCTTGCGGATCGACCGAGAAGATCGACTGCTATCACCAGGAGCCAGTATTGCCGCTATGGGGTAATCGCCATGAGTAGGCGATTGGAGATGACGCTTCCGGGCTACTCCTCAGCGGAGCGACGATATTTCGCCATGCGCCGTAAAGGGTGGACGCCCGAACAGATAGAAAGCGACCTCGGCATAAAAGGGGTCGCGCGACTCGAAGAGAGGTATGAACGATTCGAACGGAAGCACATCAGAAAGACCGAGCGAATTGAGCGCAAACTCCGCTTCATCGGACACGCGGAGGGACGCGACCACTACGCCGTCTACTCTTTCACAAGGGACGGTAAAGACGTGAAGCACCATCTGTCCATCGACCCGGTATTCGGGGACGTGGACTGCGAGTGCGAGGCCTTCAGGTACGCACCAAGCGCAGCTAAGTCAAGCTACAACATCTACTCTTCGGCTCCGGGGTGCAAGCACCTCGAACGGGCGCAGTCTCGGTATTTCGACATCAAAACAGGAGAAAAGAAAACAAAATGAGCAACGAAAAGCACACGACATCAGTAATCGGGCCGGTAAGGTTCGCATTTCTGAACATATTCAAGCCCCGCGAGCAACTCGACGGGTCGCACGGCTACGACGCGGTGCTGCTAATCCCGAAAGAGCCGGGCGAGTTTTGCGACGATCCCAAGGCGGTCGGGCGAAAGCTAACGGAGATGATCAAGAACGCCGCTGGCGAGCGTCAGGGCAAGTACGACTCGCCGCTCAGAGACGGCGATGTGGAAGTCAGCGGCGAAGGAGTTCCGAAGTTTCCCGGCTACTGGTTCGTAAGGGCCAAGGCGCGAGAGGAGTATCCGCCGATCGTGATCGACGGTCAGCGATCGCCCGTAACGGCAAGAGATGGCTGGACTTCGGGAGATTGGGGCAACGCGAAGCTGTCCTGCTACTGGTACGACAAGTCGGGTAAGCGCGGGGTCGGCGTCGGGCTGCGCGGCATTCAGTTCCTCTATAAGGATGATTCGTTTGGGGTAGCCGACTCGCCCGAGGACTTCCCGGTGGTGGAAGATGCCGACATAAACGCCGCCGCCAATGATCGCGGCTACGAAGAGGACTACGACCCATTCTCAGGGGAATGACTTTCATCTCCTCTCATATAGACACAGGAGGGGCTGGTCGCCCAGCCCCTCCTGACAAGGAGAAAACAATGACGACACAAAACATTTTCGACATCGGAGACGAACTCAACCGAATAGCCGAAGCGTTCGATGCGCTCGAAGAGGCGGGGACAGACGAAGAACTGCTCGCATCTATCGAGGCTTACTTCGGATCGCTCCTTGATAAGCGAGACGAGAAGTTAGACAGGTACGCCTCGCTCATCGCGTGGCAGGAATCGCTTGCCTTGTCCGCCGACGATGAGATCAAGAGATTGACCGCGCTGCGCGATGCAAGAAGGAACTTCGCCAAGCGGCTCAAAGATCGGCTGAAGAGCTACTTCGAGTGCGAGGGCATCACGAAGATAGAGACGCCGAGGCATAAGTTCTCGGTGTGCCAAAACGGCGGCGCGGTTCCGGTACTAATCGACGAGGGCATAAACCCTGAAAACTGGAAGGACACCGACTACGTGCAAGTGAAGTACGAATGGAATAAGGACGAGATTCGAGACGCGCTTGCAAATGGAATCCCCTGCTCAATCGGCAAACTCGGAGAGCGCGGCACACATCTGAGGATTAGGTGAAAAGAAATGACACGTGAACGATACGACAAAATGCTTTCAGACATCGAGGCGATCAATCCGCCGCGAACGATAGATAAAGTGGTTCTACGAGAAGAAGACGTTGAATTCTTCTTCCCTGCAGATCAATGGGATGTTGGTCATTGGTGGAAGACGATTGGTGGGAGGACGGTTAGATTACAGGCCTACCTTTACGCCGAAAGGATGGAAGCGAGGCCGAGGAGAAGTAAATGACAATCCAGGAACTAATCGAATCTGGCGCAGACGTTCCCGAGTGGCTGCGCGATGCAGATGTAACGGACGAGAATGTCGAAATAATCGACGGTCGCGTAATCTGGCACGGCGGCGTCTGGCGCGGCGGCACATGGCGCGACGGCGAGTGGTGCGGTGGTATCTGGCGCGGCGGCACATGGCGCGACGGCGAGTGGTGCGGTGGCGAGTGGCATGACGGCACATGGCGCGGTGGCGAGTGGCTCGGCGGCGAGTGGCTCGGCGGCGAGTGGCTCGGGGGTATCTGGCACGACGGCACATGGCGCGACGGCGAGTGGTGCGGTGGTATCTGGCGCGGCGGCACATGGCGCGACGGCGAGTGGTGCGGTGGTATCTGGCACAACGGCACGTGGCGCGGCGGCGAGTGGCTCGGCGGTATCTGGCACAACGGCACGTGGCGCGGGGGCACATGGCGCGGCGGCGAGTGGCTCGGTGGCGTCTGGCGCAACGGCACATGGCACGGAGGCGAGTGGCGCGGCGGCGAGTGGCTCGGCGGATACATCTACTCAGATTCGCCTCCCGCAGATCTGGCTACTAAGGAGCAAGCAACATGACAACGATAACTAACATCCCGCGTATCCGTTGGGGCGCGAACATCACGCCCTGGACGTGTGACATAGACGCCCACAGGGAGATCGGCCTGATCGACTTTCGCTCGAACTGGTGTCGGTTCAACCCGAAAAGCTGGGAGGAAAGGTTCCCCGGCTACGAGGCGCGGGACTGGAAACTCAAAGACCACGCGGAGTTCGTAAAAGAGATTATCGGCCATCGAAGGGAACGATGCATATTTGGCGTCCAGCAGGGCCATAGCGACGCTCGACAAGCCAAAGACTAATCTTATGCTGGACGAGGTGCGCGACACGCGCTCCGCGCTTCCTGCGGGCGTCCACGGCGAGATATGGAACGGCGACGAGTTCGGGCCGGGATGCGGGTTCGGCTGGGATCCGCTTCGCCCTGAGTTCTGGAAGGAGATGGGACTGCCGAAGCCCAGCGACTCGACTATCAAGTCTCGGTTCACGCGCTTCGCCAACGAAGTCGCTGCTATCTGGAACGATCCTACCCGCACGATTCGCGCAGCGAGCCATGTCTACCTTTACCCTGACTTCGCGCTCAAACACCGAGGCGCGAAGGTGCAGCCGGTCGTAACGGAGTGCGGAGTGTTCAGTGAATACATGGACAATCCTCGCTCCATCATTCATCTCCAAAACGCGCTACTTGCCAATGGAGTTACCTGGGCTTTTTGGCATCAGCCGTGGCCTGGGAATCCGGGCGACGGCAAAGCGTTTGAAAGCGGCAACCTGTTCATGTACGACGCCGACGAATACAAGATGTGGCTGAACAACAGGCAGTCCACATGGCCTGAATGGGACGGCGCGATGCTACGCGGCGCAGCCCCGACTCTCGAAGGAGTATTTCGATCATGACTTTCAAGCTCTACCAACCAAAACTGCATCCAAAGCCTAAAATGCCGAGGTGGGCAGGCGCGCTGAGGGCTGCAATCAGGTACGCAAGAGAAAAGTCCTGCGCTTACACCGTCTGGGTGGACAATAATTACAGCCCAAGTCGTGACTACTATCCTGGCGGCGTATGTGCTGGCAATGCAAAAAAACAAGGCTACGACCAACTGGTCTGCATCGTGCTATCGGATGGTAAGACAATCGAGAGCAATGAAAGCGGCCTCTACGACGACGAATATAACCCATTCGGAGGCGAGTAGGGATTTCTATCCCATCAGTGGGGCGGCGAGATTCGAACTCGCGACCTCCTGCTCCCAAATTATACGCGACGACCTGCATAGTAGACGGGCTAACCGTAATGACAGTAGAATGCATGGATCGGGGGTAGGTCAACTCTGGGGCTTGACCCACTGACGCTAGTGGGTCAACCACGATGCTCAAGGATGATCGTCCATCGTCGAGGTAAATCGAGTTACCAGAAGTGCCGGCGCTTTGAGGGGCGCGACTCAGACTCGCGCATTGACTCGATCTCTATCTCTATCTTTTGACGTGTCGTCACCATCACATGACTGCCTTGCAAATATAGAGTTCGCCGTTGTCAATGAAAAACGTGTTCCCGCTTGTGGTCGCTGACCATTCGACCGTTAAGACTAAGCATCGAGACGCGTTTGCTACAACGTCAACGGCTGCAGTCGCTGGCGTATCTGTCCCTGCCGGGCCAAGAGCGGCGCCCCAGCCCGGGTATGTATCAGACGAGAAAAGCCCTTCGATTCTTCCCGTCGGCCAATATGCACGTGAACCTTCTCCGCCACCGCCCTCGCCTCTGTCAGAAATTAGAAGATTCTGAACGATCCAGCCTCCGTTCGTTCGTGCCGACCCGACATTTTTCGCACCCGTGTCCACAAGGATCGTCCC